TGACCCTTAGAGCCAACAATCACAGCACCAATTTTAGTACTTGGGTCTTTGCTCCATGTCGATACTTCTCTCGCTAGATTGAAGAATCTGTTATGCCATTTACCTGTCAGTACCATGCTAAGAACTTATTCCTACTGAGTTGTACAGAACCGGCAATTGAATTTTCATTCATGCACTGCTCGTGTTCCTTTGCATTGAGCACATAAGGTGTGCGACCAGCAACCTGCTTTACAAATTCTGGTTCAAAAACATAGAACATCTTCCCGGCAACTTTCATTTTACCAAGAACAATACCCGATTTCTCAAGTTCCCGCTCTGTAATATCGAATTCAGAACGGAAATAAGTACAAGGAAGCTTGTTGCTCATATCCGTAAACTTGTGAGCTTTCAGACCCTGCTTGATATTATTTGGTAAGTTATATGCCTTTGAATTAACAAATGAGCAGTTGTTCATTTTTCTGATGCTATAGTAGTCATCATTGTGTTCGAATCGCTTACGGATAATCGAAACGTTGGCAATGTGAATTCCCATTTTTTGCACGAGCTCGTTAGCTAGTACATAATTTCTATTTAGAAACATTCGCTCTCCTTCTAGTTGGTTGGTAAGTATATTCTATCACGCCTATACGAACTTGTAAACAACTAATTTCGTTCTCTCAGTTAAGCACCCTGATATAGTTATTATAAACTACAGCTGTTTAAGTTTTATTCATTTTCTAAATTTTCTGAATTTCTTATTGCTCTTTCTATGAACTCATCAGCTAAATCCGTAGCTTCGTCTCGAGTAACAACATTTTCATCATAGTCAATTTTGTATGCTACACCTTTATCGGTGAATTCAAAATTTGAAACTACAACTCCATCGTTTAGAATATATCTGCCTTCGGCAAGTTTTTGAACTGTTCTAATCATTTCATTCCTCATGTACAAGATTCGCAGACGTACTCATCACCGTCTTTCTGCTGTTTTAAATAGTAAAAAGTCTTCATACCGTGCTTGAAGCCATAAAGGTGAAGCTTAGTCATTTCAAGCAATGAATCTGGCTTGCTCAGATAAGTATTAACAGATTGTGCCTGGTCTAGCCACTTCTGGCGCACACAAGCATTCTTCACAAGATTCATCTGGTTACAATCAAAAGCTCGCTTGTAGTATTTGTTGTTCTTTCTGAAATTCGGAACAACAGTAGGAACCGTTATTGTGCCCTCTTCTTTATAGAAGAAGTCATGTACTGGTTCTGTACTCTCGATTGAATTTACTGCTTTACCGCTTGTAGCAGTCGGAGCAATAGCCATAAGTTGAGCATTTCTAATTCCGAATGTTTTAACTCTTTCTGCAAGGTCAGCCCATTTCTTTTCATCATGTTGATAAGCAGTTAGGCCGAAAGCATTCTTATTAGCTTTATGAATAGGAAGAATTCCCTTCGCCCATTCTGTCTCATAGAACTTTTCAAATTTACCTTTCTCAATTGCAAGTTCTACACTAGCTGAGATAATTTTATAAGATAAATCATCGAAAAGAGCATCAGTTTCTTCTGCAGCTTCTTGAGTATCAATCACAATTTTCTTCAGAGCTAAATAGTTCGTGTAGTTCAGAACACCAATACCAAGATATCTGTACATCATGTTGCTATTCTTACCTTCCTTAACTGGGTAATTAGCAATATCAATTGTGTTATCAAGAGCACGAACAACAGTTCTGACGAGATTCATTCTCTGTTTGTCATTCATATAGAACCACTTTTCGAGATTGATTGAACTCAAGTTGCAAAGAGCAATCTCCCCAGCGGTATACTTCTTGATAATTCTCTTCTCACCGAACTCCATTGTTGCCAACTGTTCCGAGATTGGTTTAGATGGACGTGATGGGAGGGTGATTTCAGTACAAAGATTTGAACTACCGATATAACGGTTCAGCATAGACGGATTATTCACATTCTCTTCATGGAATAGATAAATGTTTCCGGTCTCAGAACGCTCTTTGAAGATTTTAGCCCATAGTTCTCGAGCTGGAATCTTCTTACGTCTTGCTGAGGTTTTTGTCATGTATTTGATGTACTCTTTATTGAATTCCCCATTAACCTTTCCAATGAGGCCAGGAGTATCTCTTGGGTCAAATAGCATGATATCTTCATCATTTATTACAGCATCAATGAAGTAGTCGTTCAATTTGATGGCGTACTGTAAACCTCGAGCGCGGTTTTCGTCTGTTCCACCATTGGACTTCAGACTAAGAATATCAAGAACATCCAAATGCCACCAGCTGAAATAAACAGCTAGAGCACCAGGTCGTTTCCCACCTTGATTCCACGCTTTCATGATTGACTCATAGTACTTCATAAAAGGAACCGGGCCTGAAGAATAGCCTTGAGTTCCTTCAATATATCCGCCCTTAGCCCGCATGGCTGATATATCTAATGCTGTTCCGCCTTTGAACTTACTGTAAATACCAAGATTCTTGCCGGTATCAAGGATGCTGTGTGAATCATCATCTAATGTGTTCAAGACACATGAACTCAACTGTTGGCCAGGAGTCAGAGCATTCAACATGATAGGTGTAGCCTTTGTTGATTTGTGTTGAGAAATTACATTATAGAGCTCGATTACTCGTTGTGCTCTATTCTCTTCATTAACCATCAAAGACATAGCCACTCGCATGTACGCGTGCTGGGGCAGTTCAAGTTTTCTTGTTTTACTGTAGTTCAGGCAGTACTTATCAAAGAACGTAACAAGTCCTTTGTAATTGAATAATAAGTCTCTTTCAGGTTTAATAGCAGCATTTATTTCTTCTATTTCTGAGTTGCTGTATAACCCGATTGTTTCTTTATTATAGATTTTGTGTCCAATTCCCTTTTCGAGGATTTCAGACATGTGAGGGTACTCATCGGTACTTCCGAAGTTATACGTCTCTTTGTAAATTGACATTAATTGTAGCTTAGCAGCAATATCTTCCCACTGAGGATACAGAAGGGAAATCTTATTCACAGCAGTAACGATCACCTGCTCGAACATGTCTTTAATGTGAATTTCCTTGTGTAACTTAATTTCAGTATCACGGATAAGCTCATCCGCAAGCCATTCAACATTGTCACATGCCCAGAGACAAACATTTCTCATTTTCTCTGGTTCAAAAGGTTGCTTGCGACCGTCGCGTTTAATAACAGTAATCCTGTTTGCCTTCATTGCATCTTGATTACTAATCTCGATCTTTTCTTTTCCTTCAACAGCACTAGATAGGTGCTCGAGAGAGGACTTGTTATAACGTCTATGTTTTCCCATTAGAGATCCTTAAGTGGGCCGTCAGGAATATCATTCTTCATAATGCCGATAGAGTATACGGCTAGGTCTGATTCCTGCCCTGCTGAATTATCTTTGTTCATATCTTTGTAGTTCTCAAACCACTGAACAACGTCTGTCTTTTCTTGATTGTAAATTTTAGGTTCTCCGAGCTGTGTAGCACGAAGGTCGATGTAGTATTTAAGGAACTGGTCAAGAACCTTTTCGGTTAGAGTTGGGACATTACCCAAGCTGAGCAAATATCGTGCCCATTTAATTTCATCTTTATAAACACCTTTCAGTGTTTTCTTAATCATGTCTGAGTACCATTCAGATTCCATGATTTCTTTAAAACCTTCTGGCTTTTCTTTCTTCAGAATATTCAGCAAGCCATTACACATGCTTGTGTGAATATCTTCATCGAAATTAATCAACTTGATGATTCTGGTGCTGCCCTGAATTTTATTACTGTATGCGTTATTGATAATATAAGTAACGAGGAATGACACGTAGAATTTGACACCCTCAAGAGCAAAGACATTTACTAGTAGTTCAAGTACCAATTTCTTCTTTTCTTCTAAGGTCTCAAGATCGTTAATATGCTTAACTCGGTCATACAGCTCGATTTCCTTATCAATTCTGTGTTGAATCTCTGGATAATCTTTAATCTTATCGAAGATGGCTGTTGAGTCTGAGAAGATGCCACGTAGAAGATGACTGTATGAAAGTGAATGGATTAACTCGAAGTAACCCCAAGTTTTGAACATAGCCTCGAACTCTGGGTTAGTACACAGTTCAGCAATAATTCCCTCAAGTCCAGAATTCTGTCCCGAGTCCATTAGAGTCTGGAACAGCCAGATTCTAATCATTACTTCTTGGATATGGTTAGGTAACTCGAAAAACTTCTGAGAATCGTTCTGCATTGAGATTTCATTAGGGTTCCAGAACGCATTTCTCTGTTTTTCTTCCATGTTCACGGCGAACTTGTAAGTCGGATTGTCGTATCTTTGAAACCCAGAATAGTCACCAAAGAAGATTTTCTCGTCGGCTTTTAGTGTCACCAAGTTCTTGGTGTCAACAATTTTATTGGGCATTAATTTTCCTCTTAGTAATTATTAGTTAATTATAAACTAATGCTGATTAAGAAACAGTTAAAACGTGATAGTCCAAGTAATACGGAGTGAAACAGTACTGTCTTTAATCTTGCTCTTGAATGTCTTCAATGAAAAGATTCTGCCGTTTGAGTACAAAGCAGCCTCAGTGAATACTGAAGTTGTTAGGTCTTGCAAGTTGGCAGCTGCAGGAACAACCTCAAAGTAGAAAGTAACCGATGTCCCGGATTGATAAACTGTAACTGTACTGCCAGAACCAGCATCATCTTCAACAATGTTAAGTGCTGTATCACCATTAACCTGGTCAATATTAGTACCTGGTAGGTCAAAAGTAATATTGTAAAGATATGGGGCAGTTGCTCCAAGTGATTCCCATTCAAGCGGGTCAAGAATAAGTGCATCAGATAGAGTATAGTTTGTTGTATCGGGGTGGAGGTATCTGTAATATCCGTTGTTTGTAGGAACTGTTGCTTCAATATAATAAACGTCGTTAAGTCTTAACACAGGAATTACGTCGTTTGTTGTAGCACTGACCGGCGCGCCTGGAGTGCTTCCAGATTCACAGAACATGCGATCACGAGTATTGTAATATCCCTCAACTTCAGTCTTAGGAGCAAGTTGATTTGTCTCAACGTGACCCATAGTTCCTAAAGCGAAACGATTAATGAATGTGTTTGTTGCTAGATTCGCAAATAACTCAGACATTGTGGTTCTGGCATCAACCATAATCATGTTGTTATCTTCATAAACATCTAGAATGTTTTTCTGAGAATCTAAAGACTCAATTTTGAAATGGCCCTGAAAGCTAATCATATCTTGCATTATTATACCTCGAAGTAAAGTAGAACAGGAGCACCGGTTGTATCTACATAAGCGCGATAGTATTTGCCGCCAACTGGGTCATGCCAAATATCACCTTCTTTAACTCCATCAAGAAGTGTCGGAAGAATTGACGAGTCCAAATAAGCTATGTACCCAAGTAACTCAGTACTTAGATTATGTGCTCTTGTAATAGCATCCTTCGCCTGTTGGGCTGTTAATCCCAGTGGGTAAGGTGAGTATCCGTCATTAGTTGCCATTTGTTAATCCTCGTGTTAATCTTTAAGTTATTTATATTCTTTATTTTTACGGAACCACAGTCAGGTATGATGAGCCAACCTGAGCAATGAGTAATGAACCAGCATCAGTCGCAGCTGCAGCAACAAGGGCAGTACCATCATAATCAAAATTGATTGTATTCCCATCAGTCAATGTTACATCCTGATTGAGTGGTGTACCTGAGACAATGTTTATAGTTCCTACCGTTCCAGCATTATCAATAGTGATTACACCATCTACTCCAGCTGTTGAAGTTTCAGTGAATGTGTAGGTTTCAATTGTTGCTGTACCAGCATTTGACACAGTAGTAAATGTGAATGCAGCAGCATTGCCACCGAGACCAACTGTGAAGATTTCCTGCCCGTAAACATTGAACGTATTAGTTTCTCCACCAGTACCAGCGGCCGCAGGACCAAATGTGATGCTGATTGTTGCACCATCAGTACAAACAACTGGAGCAGTAGTTGAAGCGGCAAATGCAAGATTTCCAACATTGCCGTTAGTTATACTCGAGATAGTTAAATCTCCATTCGCCGCAGCAGTGAAAGTATAATCAGCATTCAAATCAGTACCTGATGCTGCTGTCAAGTTAGCATCCAGCACACCTGTATTAGTCCCTCTTGTGAATTGCCAAGCCGGAGCAGCAATACCAACGTCAGAAGTAACTGGGAACCAAGAAAGTAAAGGGTCAAGGTCTGCAACAAGATAGTTACCACCAGCTGAGGTAGCATAACCAAAAAAGATATCCTGAACGAAAGTAGGACTAGTCATAATCCAGTGATCAGAAGTACCGATAGGTTGTGGTGTTCCTGTATTATCTAAATAAGTAATACCGCCTGGTGCTCCAGTAGTATCATTCACAGCAGTAATATCGAAGTCTATAATCCAAGATGTTATAGTATCATAGTAATCAAACTGAAGTGTGAAACTGTAATCCGTAAATAGAGAGTAATGACCAGCAGCAGTTGATGGAAGATAATTTCTAATGATACCCTCACCGGTTCTTAGCCAAGTGAAATAGTTCACGAATAGAATATTAGCAGCTACACCTGTTCCCGGAGTCTGAATAATAAAAGTCCCATCGGTAAACATAATTCCAATTTCGCGGCCGGTGGAAGTAATACTTTCAGTAATATCCTGTACAACTTTATTTTCCCAGATGGTAACTTGTGCATTAAATTCAGATAATGTGAAAAGAGCACCAGTTGATGGGTTAATTCTTGTTTGGAAATCAGTCCATATTGTATCAATAGCTACCTGTCCACTCAATTCAGTAAAAACATCAAATGTACCTTTAGAACCCCTGATTTCAATAGCATTAATTGTGTATGTCTTTGACAGCCCGAATGTATCAAGTAAAGATTCTTCTATAACCTGTCTGTACCCGTAAGTAAATCCCAACGGATGAGAAAGTGGTTTAACAATACTAGCATACATTTCTGAAGTTAAAGGCCCATCTATAAGAAAGTGGAATGGTTTAATCTCAGTTATAACTGGGTCGGTTGTATCTTTATTTGATTCTAGAGTTCTTGCTACTGCATGTGAATAGTTAATACCAGTTTTTGTACCAACAGATTCTTTAAATGTTTTGTTAGTAACGAAAAACTCAGTACCAAGAATTTGCTCTGCAACATTATTTAATGTAACAGAACTATCAATTCCGGAAATCTCAAGCTTCTTCTGAAGAACCTTATCTCCCTGAGCAGCCTTAATTACATTATATAGTGTCTGAAGATAAATATTCAGTAAGCTACCGCGCAGATTTGTTTTGCCCTGAAGAGTTAAATCATTAGGGTCTATATTCAAATAATTGTCATAAACTTTGCTGATATCGAAAGCAACTGCTGAGTTCTTTTCTAAGTTTGTTAGAAAAATATCCATAGCAGTCTGCATTAAAGGAATTTCTTTAATGTTTTCTGGTACGATTCCTTCAAAAATTTGTTTTAAATCAGACATTTAGAATCCTTAAGCAAAAGTAACGCGTTTCAGTCTAGGTATAACATTCTTCTTAATTCCAAAGTTAGGAGAATTATAGCTCAAAGACAGATATCTATCTCTTCTGAACAAATCCATCTTAATAGGAGAGCCGTAATAAGTGTTCGGGGTGATTGTCTTAATAATAGGCCCAGTTAAAACATCTACTTGTGACTGTGATGTTAGTGAGTATCCATCAGTAGTAATGTAGAATGAGTCAGTTGTGTACTCGTAAAGCTGGTCTGTTGTTGTTAGATATGATTTTGGATTGTCATAAACAATAGAAACCGAGCTTCCCTGATTGTAGTTCAATGCATCCACAAATAGCTGTACAGTAATGTATTTCTTGAATGAGTTAAACAAGATATAGTTACCGCACATTGCTTGAGTTTCAACTCGAACAGCCTCACCATCAGCTAGTGTTGTGATAAGATTAATCAATGTAGCATCTATTCCCGGATCAACACTCCAGCCAAGAGCACCAGGATCGTCCTGGATAAGAACAGTCTCTGCTCCACCAACCGCAATTTTTGTAACTACAGTTTTATCATATACAGGAACACCAATATCTAGAGTACTTGGGTCGTCTGGATATACACCAAACTGTGTTAGATTAAATGAACTTGGAAGACCAGGCCCGGCAGTATATGTTTCAGACATGCTGCAGCGAATTGGAGCAATAATAATTTGATTTCCAATCTGAGGAGTAGTAGCATCAATTTGAGCTTGAATATCTGACCAATCTGTATAAAGATCAGTTGTTGGAATATTCAAGTTTCCAGCTACATCAGCTAGTGATCTGTAGTCAATAAATGCAGGCGTGTCAATACTTGGGAGTACATTATATAGTAGGTACCCGTCAGCATCAAAGTAATCTTCGTATGGAATATCTAGAGAAATATAAAGATCTCTATAATCGGTTACTAGATTTTCTTTGACAACATTCTTCTGAGTAATTAGAAGATTTGTTGTTACTGTGTTATTGTAGCCGGTGCTATCAGTCAAGAAAGCATCAATTCTCTTCTCGAGAGATGAATGGAAGTACTCAATCTCGAAAGATTCAGCAACAAATGTATCATCAGTGCCTGTGAAGAAGCCATCAACTATATTGAAAACAGAATCATTAATATCTGCCTTAGATGTAACAACATCATATTTCATAATTTCAATATCGTACTCGAAGTCAAGATAGATTGGGTGACGGTTATGGAACTCCAAAGTAGGAATCTTGAAGTTATTTAGAACATCCCAAACACCTGGCTGGATAAGCTGACCAGAATCATTAAGTTCAGTACTGATAATTTCAGAATCCTCAATAAAACGAAGTGAGTAATATGCGTCTGCTGTGTCCAATTGTGCCTCGAAAGGTCCTGGATTATTAACAGGGTCTGGAGATTCAGTTAAAGTATAATCCCAGTCAACATAAGTATAGTTGTTAAGAAGATATGACTGATTAAACGCATCTGAAGTAAAACTTCTTGGGTAGTTACTTGGTAGGAAACTGAACCAAATATGTCCAGGACACTTTGGAAGCTCATCATCACCACCCCAGATGAATGAATCTTGAACAGAAGATTGTCTGTTACAAATAGCCTTGTAATCATTAGCAGTTACAGCACGGTTAGCACTGTTGTAAAACTTAGGAGCATTATCTTTAACTGATGTGATTGATTCTTCATCTGCACCCTCAGTAACAAGAAGAGCATTTGTGATTGTAGCATTTGGGATGCTATGTAGAATATTGCCAGGTAGTGTTGGGTCGAGAAGAGCACCATCAACACCACTTGTTGCTAGTACATTGAAGTTAACAGTACTTCCAAGACGGAGACCAGTACCAACACCAGCAATCTCAAAGTAAATTCTAGGTGTTCTGTACTCAATGTCGTCCATTCTGAAGAACTTATTTTTAACAACAAGATCTTTATCAATCATGAACTGTTCAGATTTTAACCATTCCTCGTTAGTAACAAGATTTCCAAAATCATCGTAGTAAGTTACGTAGCATTCGATACCGTTTTCTTCAATGTCAACAAATGGTAGATCAATATAGAACTGGGGAACTGTTTCTCCAGCTTCATTCTGAACCTCGATTGTAGTAACCGAAAGTGAATCTGGATAGTCACCGTACTGGTATAGAGTACCTTCAACTACAAGAATTTCAACAGTACTTCCATCTGGCTGGTTAGCAAGCTCAATCTGAGCTCCCTTGTACCAATAAACCTTATTACCATCTGTAAATTGACTGTACTTCGGAATAATATATGAACCGTCAGGAGAACCTGAAAGAGTCAAGGTCAATCTGTAAGAGTAAGACTGTTTATGCTGAATTTCATAACCCAGTGCACGAGCATCAGCAAGCACATTGTTACGAATTGTCGCTGTTGGAAGAAGCATTTCATTAATATTTACAGCTGTATTGACATTCAGCATACTTGTGAAGTAAGCCATTGCTGTAACAAGCTGTGATACGTTTGAACCTTCGGCAACATCATATCCAGCATCTTCAAACTGGGTTTGTAGACTTGTGTAAAGTTCATCAAAATTGAACGGGACGGTTTCGATAATTGCCATATTTATTCCTTATTTGTTTCCAATATTTATATCTTATTCTACGAAGGCAACTGAGATCTGCTCGTTGATATTCAAGCCCTTATCTCTGTACTGATAGTCTATAGTAGCAATAAGTTTATTGTATTCTGGGACCTCGGTTACAGTTACATTTCTTACAATTATTCTCGGTTCCCATTTTGCTAGTGCTTCTTCAACACTTTTCTCAATTATCCCTTTTGTTACGTGGTCAATTTGATTGAATAGGCTAGCAGAAATATTGCTACCGAATGTTGGCTTTCCAGGGAGAGAGCCAATTCTAGTTAAAAGAATGTTTTTTATAGCGTTGTTAATTGCTGCAGCATCGGTAACGGTACCATTTGCTGTTCTATAATCTGTATATAATGGCATCGTTATCCCTTGAAATAGTTTATTCTATTTATAAGGCTTATCCGCCAGCGAAAACATTACCTGAGCCAACAACAACAGTTGAACCACATGCTACTGGGTCTCCAATTCTTCCAAGTTGAACACCATTGACGAAAACGGTAGCACTGCCGCTAGCAAGTGTTGAATCATGACAAACTGGAGTAGGGTCACAATGAGTTACCCAATGGTCTCCTTGTCTGTGAGCACCAATTCCATTTACGAAAACGTCACTACTTGCTGAATCATTCGCCCTAGGTGGAAAAGCACCGTGGCCGGAGCAAGTATCTCCTAATCTACAAACGCCTGGCATATTTCCTCCTAGTACCTTGTACTGAAATATGTATCAGTCCAAGTTTTAATCATGTCATAAGTCTGAGTGACAGTGAAATCAAAAGTCTCAATATAATCAGCTACAAAAACTCCACCGTCTGTCACTGTGGTTGTTACTGTGCAACTCAGTACAATACTTGTTCTGCCATCAATCGCAATACTATAAACTTCTTTAAAATCTGGTACTGCAGACAATATTGAAACTACTGGAGTCTGTGTTGTGTTTGACTCTCCTTGGTCAACATAAGTGGCGCTGTACTGATCAAAATAATCAATAGGAGCAGTACCGGTAATTGCAACAGCGCATGTAGTATCAGTAAAACTTGGTGTTAATGTTAAGTTCAATCCTAAATCGAACCCACCGTATGGTACCCAAACAGCTGAACATGCTGTAATAATGTCAGTTGTATCTGGAGTATAAAGTCCAGAAATATTGAAATTCACAGGAGACCCAACTGCAACTGACCCCAGAGATGCTGGATTAGGACCTGCCGGTGTCCAGACAAATGTTGCCATTAGTTCAGATCAATTCTTGGAGCAGTAACTGAGTGGTTTCCACCATTGTTAACGGTGTGAGTTCCTGTTGTGTCAACAGTTAAATTGGCTCCAGAATTTAAAGCCATATTTTGCCCAGAGATAAAACTAACCGTTCCTGTAACATCATAAGTAAGATTTCCGTCAACCTTAAGTGTCACATTTCCGACAACGTGCTCGGAAAGAGCTCCACCGATTTTTCGCTTAACAGCACCATCTACAATCTCATCGAGATTAGTCTCAAGATATTTCTTAACAGAACCAGCAATGTGTTCATTCACATCAGCCATATGAATATAATGAGATGCTCCAGTACCGTTTATAGCTTTCTGGACAATACTTCCGTCAGGTTTAATCTCAATATATGAACCAGTTTTATGATAAAGCCGAATTCTCTCATTCCCTGTTGTGTCATCGAACTCGAACACGTGACCAGAAGCGGTTTCAAGTACAGCACACTCGGGATAAGTTGTAGAATCACTCGTGCTGCTAGGTTCAGTTTGACTAACATCGGCCCCACTAGTAACATCAGTAATGTTACTGTTCACATCTATGTTATCGTTAATTGTCTGATGAATAGTATCAGTTAAAGTACCAGCCCTAGCTAATCTGTTAGTATCAGATTCTCCAACTCTGTTTGCTAGAGGATAAACACCATCTTTGTCATTGAAACCTTCTCCACCAGCATAGTCAGTTCTTGTAGCAGTAGTTCCCTTAATAGTCCCAACAATTAATGGCTTATTAGGATTTTCTTCATCTAGAACAACCCAAACCCAAGTTCCCTGTCTAAGGACTGAAGAAATACCAATACCAGAAATTAAACCAAAATCAGTCCCACCAATAACTTCAGCCCAAGGTAAATCTGAACTTTTAATAAAGTTAAAAGCTTCGCCAGAGTTCTCATTCTTAGCAGTATGCATTCCGAAAATACGAACGCGAACCCTTCCGTTTTCCAACGGGTCTAGATTATCTTCAACGACTGCTCGCCATAACTTCATCTTGGTGTCCTTGCGTCAACTCTTGAAAGAGTAATTTTATTAATGTACTTATCGCCCATAATTTTATCAGTAACTTTACTAATGAAATACTTGCCGCCCGTTAGTACATCTCCCTTCAAAGCAGTATCTGATGACAGAACGACACCATTCAGCTCAAGTAAAGCAACATTTCCGATGTTCGAGTCTTTAAGACTACCAGAACACACAATATCTATAGAGTTATTCTTGCCGTAGGAATCAAATAACTCATAGTCCTGATTTCCGGTTGTAAAGAAACTCTGCTTATCATATTTCTCACCAGTGGTGAGTTGGAGACCAGTTGCATCTAAAGTATTGAGCTTTATATTTGGAACCACATCTGTAAGATTTCTTGTTAAATCTACAATCTTTTTATCGTTATTGTATCTGAAAGTTCTCATTATCGGCTTTTCAGAATTTGTTCTCATAACAGAGTTCTTATTTTCCATGTACTCATGAACCTTGTACAGGTACTCGTTGTTTAATGTCTTGTTAGAATAAACAATATCTTTGCCATCGTTCTGCATTGGAGTAAGAGCACCGATATTTATTTCCTTAATGTACAGACCATTTCTATCTTGCCATATTCTGATGTTCTCTTGTTTAAATCTCTCGGTGAAGAAATCTAGAACAGATATATTCTGAGGAACAACAAATGAGTCAGATGTGCTTGTGTCAGTAATGTTTGTTGTAAGCTTATCAGCACTTAAAAGTTTATCTATTCCCAGCTCAGTCATGTAAGATTGAAATGCAGCTACAGGTGTCCCGGTAAAACTTTTTGAAACATAAGAATTCATCAACTGAAAAGTGATCTCATCTATAAAGAAGAACTTATAAAGTTTAAATCTATCACCACTTGGCTCAACAGTTGTATTCACAATTCTGAATGTTCTTTTATTTGAAGTTCCAAGAAAATCCTTTACAGAAATCACGAGCTTGTTATCACCGTTCAGTGTTATAAGTCCGTTGTTATTGATGTCAAATGTGTCTCTAAACAACATATGACCACCAATTCCGAACTCATCAAAATTCTGAGCAAATTCAATACTTAGAATATCATGGGGAAAAAGTTGTTCTCCATCTATACTGACATGAATATATCTAAGTACAGATGTATCATTTAGAATTTTTTCAAATCCCATTAGAAGATTCCCTGGTCGTAACCGTCCTGAAGGAATTGGTTCATCTGAGATGGTTTAATAATTTTGATAACTCGATTAAGTTCTGATTGAGCAATAAAATCGGTTTCATATTTGTTGTACATAATCACATGCTCAGCATCAGGAACTGTAAGTCCACTATAACTAACTTCGTATTCTGCTATATTATCTTCAGCTAGATTACTTAAAGTATCAAAATTAAAGGGCAGTCCAGTTAGAGGATTTCTGTGATTAATAACCAGAAGAATATCCCAATAGTTAGCACTACCATATAGTTCAAGAGCAATTCTCTCAAACTTATCATCATTCTCAACCTGGTACCAGTCTGTCATAGAAGTGGGCAATGATGCTACGTATGATTGAACTTTTGTGAAGTTTAAACTAGTGTAATCAGCTACATTGTAGCCGTCAACATCACGACGATCGAATTTCATTAAAGTATCTGTTAAATAGCCAGCCATTATGTAATACCTACCCTACCATTTCTTCCTTCTGTTGGGACCGGAATTGTATTAAAATCTTGTGATGTTTGCATATCAACTTCTTGTAGAGTCATAGATAAGTTCATCTGTTTAGGGAACCCATCTGCTGTTTGTTGCATTGCTCCATCAGCACCATAATCCATACTGATACTTGTTATAACCACTCGATCAAGTGAGATCATAGATGTTATGTACTTATTGCTTAACTCAATATGGAAATAGTGAGGAGCTAATAGTGACACACCCGTAACTGTTTGTGTCGGAGAAGAATATTCTTTCAGTTTCAGAACAATCATCATAATATCTGCAGCTTCCTGAGCACTATTAGGAACGAGCTCCCAAGCACAGTTGAATGTTCTAGGTTCTGAACCAGAATAATTTTGGAAATAGCCAGGATCAAATAGTGGCTTACGCATACTAGCTCCAGATAAAACAGAACCCATTGCTTGGTCGGCAGAAATATTAGCAGCTCCACCAGCAACGGATTTTAAAACACCAGCAACTAGACCCTTACCACCAATTTTATCAATAGTCCCACCCAGAGTTTTGCTCATTAACTCTTTACCCATAGTACCGACAATACCAGATTCTCTACTCCAACCGTGAGATTGTTGGTCGGTGAAGGTGTTAGGAAGAGGTAAAACAATCACATCTTTTGTTGGGTCTTTTGTGTTCTTATAGTTTGCTTTCTTATTAGCAGCAACTTCTTCTGTAGTAGTAGCAGACACCGATTCAAAACTCAGAACCTGACCAGCCTTCTCGAGACCTTTTGCTAGTGCAGTTTTGGCATCTTGAAGAACAGTAACTTCTTTAATGTAAATAGTGAATTTTCTATTTTCATATGGTGGAGTTTTAATATCTGATGGGTAGTAATAAGTATCCATTATCCCTCTTTATACCGAAAATGCTGCAAGTAATTTTTCATTTTTTTGCTCTGGTGTACTATTTATATTGTTCATCATAACCGGTTGTACAAGTTGAGCAACCTGCTGAGCATCAACTTTATTTGCTTGAGCCGATGCAGTAGTAATTTTTGAAGAAGCATTATCAATAATTATCTCTTTAACGGTCTTGTTAACTTCAGCTTTAATATCAGTACCCTTTGATTGCGCTTCAGCAGCAACCTCATCACCGATATCACCAATCTGTTTACCAATATTAGCAATACTAACAGCTTTAACTTTAGCCTTAGCAGCATTGACTGACATATCTTTGGTGCTTGTTTCACCTTCTGCAAGTTGAGTACTTGGCATATTTGATGGAATAGAATCTTTAATAGCTTTTTTACCTGATGCTCTAATTCCAGCACGGTCAAGACCCACTGGTTCAACATGCCATGTTTCTCCAGGAACTGGTCTGGTAAATCCGTACTTATTAAACAGTCCAGCACTGATTGCCTTATTAGCATTTACGGTATTCATATCAATTGCTACACCGTAATTATGCATCGAAGCACCCGGCGCAGCAGCTCTAGATCCAAATTTCTCTTTCAGTTCTGCCTGCTCGGCGAACGATCTAAATGCACTATTAATTTGAATTTTCTCACCGAAAGTATCAAGATACTCTGCACCCATAGCCTTTAAGTTGCTTAAAGTATTCGGCTCGAGTCCTTCAATATCTTTATCATTAACCTTATAAAAGTTAAACAGCTCACTTGATTTATAATCATCCGGATTCAGTGATGAGCTTGATGTTCCGTCTGCATTCGGAACCGTTGGAACTTGCTTCATCTGATAACTAATTTTCTCAGGTGGTGCTTTCTTAGCACTCTCATCTGTTGGTACTCTCTCTTCTGCAGCCTTTTGAGTACGAATCATTCTCAGCTTGGCCATATCTTCATCAGACCAATCATCAATCTTTATAATCTCTTGTATTTCGGTTTCCTTAAGCTTGACCAAACGAGACCAAGAAGTAATTTCAGAATTACCAATCGTGTCATGGTCTATAATTCCCATATTTTCATATTTCTCAATAATGGGATTTCCACCAGTGAGATTATTAATCCCTTTTGAAGTCTCGCCAGCATCTGCTAGACCAAATGTTAGTCCAGAAATTGCACTGCCAGCAGCAGAAGAAGCTTTATTAGCAGTTGTGATATTTTCTTCATCAATACCAAGATTTTCACCTGCGTTATTGTATCCGTCAATGCCATCGGAGATGGCCATTCCAGCACCGATAACTGCACCGAGTGGACCAGCGAACTTAGCAAATCTCAGAGCACCCTTAGCAAGTTTACCCATGCCTGAAGCTTTCTTGATAAATCTACCAGTTTTAGGGTCACGAGCTGGCATCTTTCTTTTAGGTTTTGCTTTACTTGTTTTCTTCTTTTTAGCCTGTTCTTTTTTAGCAGCCCCTGCGTGTAACTTATTTCTACCAAGACCTAGAGCACCGAGGGCTCCAAGACCACCGAGACCGAAGCCTCCTGATGATTCATCTCCAGTTCCAGCACCAGCATCTTCGATTCCAGCAGGCAGTTGACCTAATGAAGCTGTCTTTATCCCTTTACTCGCGTGTTTGATCGATGTATCCTGTTCATCAATCATGTCTCTGTAGATTTTTTCTAAAGTACTAAGAATCTTCTTATTAACTGTAAGTAAAGCGAATGAATTTGGGTCAGGTTTAGATTTATCTTTATCAGCACGTTGGTTCTGAATTAAGTTCTCGATCTGTTCAGCAGCAACAGTTTCACCCTGCTCGTTCATGTAGCTAACGAGTTTCTCATTTGTCTCAGCAATAGCAGTTGGGGTTGCTGTATCCATATTTAGTTTTTGATCGAACTTATCAGTCATTGATTAAGATCCTCTTTTGTCTTTTCTAGAAGACTTAGTAAAATTGTTCTTTCGAACGGGTACATAGTATCTACATCACTTTTTGAGTACCCTCCATTTACTACAAATTCATTATATGTCTGGTACATGCTAATTAGTGAATCGTCACTCATCATACTCAGAACGAAACTCGGTTCATTAATTCTGATGTGATTAATAGCAGTACACTTCTGACAAGCAGAAGGTTTTCTGAACTCGAACCGGGTAACTGATTTTTCTATTTCAGCCTTAATATCATCGAACTCATCTAAATCTAATTCTCCAATATCAACAGAAATGAACTCTTGGATATTTTCATCTGTAAGCTCCATGAATTTATCTAATATGTTACTGTTCTCTATATTGCTAGACGTTATAATTTGTTCAATATCAACAGTATTTTCATTCTGTGAACCGCAACTCTTGCACTTGAACACAAGACTAAGACTAGCACCTACGGATATTTCTCTAAGCTTGTACAACATAGCAACTTTTTCGTGCTCAGATAAGTCCTCGTAAATATCCTTTTTGATATTACAGATTTCTAGAACCTCATCTAGATCAGTTTCAGCATCATGCATTGCTAGCAGCAGCATGTCTTTTTCCTGCTGAGTATTATACGGAGAAAGCTTAAATTTCTTTCCACTGTACCCGTAGTCAACTTTTAGCATTTAGATATTCCAAGACTCTGGGAAAAATCCCGGCAAATCATCAAACTCATATGTCTCTTGAGCTTTACAATGAGGACATTGCACAGTGTGTATATTGTTAACCTTGAATCTCATAGCTTCCCATTGAGCAAAAATATCCTCGAAAGCATCAACATCAAGATTATTGATAATGTCATTCAGTCCATCAAAATCAAGACTCTCGTTCTGATTATAAGATTTGATGTGGAGAATAAAATCAACGAGTAATTTCTGTTCATCATTTACATATGCTCCAATTACATTATCATAGAATTCTCTATTTCTGATAGAAGTCATTTCAAATGAATGAATACCTGATTGGACAATTCCGTACTTACTGAATTCGGGTTTCATAATTTGTTTCAGATCAGCAGTATAATCATATTCTTCTAAGCACTCATCACATCTAAATGTGTACGAAATAGAATTCGGAAGAGACTCAGCTCTGATTCTCATTAACAAATATTTGTACTCATCTTCAGACAAAGCGATTTTCTCATCTCTCAAGCAGTCATATACGAGTGCTTCTTTGATAATCTTAGGGTCTCTGTTAGCAGAAAGAAATTTGTTTTTGTCTTTAACTTTCCACTTTCTGAACTTAATATTCTTGTCTCGAATTTTAGCTAAATGGTCGAATTTTTCTGTCATTATTGTCTAGGTCCTTTTGCGCTTGAATTTCCTTCAATGAATGGTGCACTTGTCTTGAATTCAACATCGAATTCAGCAATCTGTGATTCAGTTTCATTACTAAACTGTACTTGTCCAACGGATTCTATCATAACTTCATCGAAATGAAACAACACGCGTTCATTTTCTCCGTGATAATCTCCGTCTTTAAAAAGAGTTACCTGCATTTTAATATCATCAAAATATGATGTCTTTTGCCAGTTGTATGACTTGATGAACTTTCTATACAGTGTCATTTGGTCTTGGTCTCTGAAGCTAATTGTGAACTTCCACAGCTCATTACGACCGTTGTGAATTTTCCAGCGGTCTCCAACATATGACTCGATTGCTTGGTTAGTATACTGTGGAGTGCTAATACTTTTGATATTAATAGTCAGACCATCTTCTTCTTCTGGAGTCCAGCCAACACTACTCCTAATAAAGTCAGAAAATAAGAACTGAACTCTAAAGGTGTTAATGTATGACCATTTTGTGCTGTATGCTTTTTCTAAACCTTTGGCAAAGTCCATGAGTACTCCTTGCTATATTTTTATTATTTATACCGATGCCAAAGTATAAATATAACAAAAAGGAGATACTAATTGTCAAGTGCTATTCAGAACATTTTAGCTAGAACCCTTGGTGACCTCGCAAGAGCAACAAAATACGAAGTATTTTTCGCTTTTACAGATCCTAAATCTCAGCTAGATAAAGATACTCTTATTGCAATGGGTAAGACAGCTAGTTTTCCTGGCAAGTCTCACACAACTATTGACTTTAAGTACAAAGGTAGATCAGTACCGATTAAAGGTCAAACTAAGTATACTCAAACTTGGGAATGTACTTTCTATCTCACAGAAGACCACAAGTTGAAAAACGCATTTGAAAATTGGATTGAAGCACTAGATCAGAAACATAACTATTTTGATGTGACTGAATCAGATAGTATTCCAGGAATGCAAGCAAAACATTCTACTAGCGGTTATACTACAGAATTGTTTATCTATCAAAAGAATTTCTACGACGATGCTGAAACAGCAGAATACATTCTACATAATGCATTCCCAGTTGATGTAGCTCCGGTTCAGACAAATTATGAATCACTGGGTCAGACACAAGAGTTCACAGTAACATTCGCATACAGTCATTTTACTTCTCAGGTGCTTAAGGGAACTGCTGGAAACTTTATTGATAATCTCATCGGTAAACTTGGAGATTATTCTAATAGTTTAGTAAATGGTAGTTTATCTGCTGTTGGTGATAAGATAAACTCCTTTGTTTCAGATGCTACGGGTAATGCCCTACAGGAACTGAACTCTTGGTCGCAGGGACTATCAACAGATTTTAATCTCGGCGATGTTGGAGATATTCTTTCTGATGCAAAAGCTTCTCAATTAATGGGAGCTGGTGTTGACAGTATGCCGAACACATTCTTAGATAAAGTAAAGGGAATTAAATGAACTTTTCAATCGAAGATCTAAAGAAACATTTAGGTCCGGGTCTCGGGCTTAGAAAGAACAAGTACCTTCTTGAGATTCCAGTTCCTGGAATTGAGGGTGCTAAACTTAACGTACTTGCGAGAAGTGCTGGTCTTCCAGAACGGAATATAACAACAAGCACTATCTTTCACAAAGGTCGCAAGTACAACGTAAGAGGTGAAACCGATTATATCGGCACATATGAAGTATCAATTGTAGATGATTCGGCAATGAATATCCGAAGAAAATTCGACGATTGGTTAAGACTCATTGATGATTCTAAACCTGCTAATGCTGGATTATTTAGTGGTGCTTCATATGAAACTGGTGTAGGCTCAGCTTTAGATGTAATTAGATCTGGAGTTGAAGCAGCGAACCAGGTTAAAGCGGCTATTAAGAATCCTGCTGAAGTAATTGGCGGACTTTTCATAGGTACTGTTGATCCGGGTCAGACTGCTCCAAGCGCTGAATACCAAACAGATATTAACATATGGCAGTTATCAGCCATTGGAGATAAGATTTACGGGTACAAATTACAGAATGCTTTCCCATCTTCGATAGGGATTGTAACATTAGATGATGGTGATGCAAACACATTATCAGAATTTAGCGTTAACTTTGCATTCAGTGAATTTATACCACTAGAAGGTGTTACTGTGCCACAACAAGTGGTAGATACCTTACTAGGAGGCGACGCTCAAGATGTCATAACCGGCATTGAGGCCCTCGTCAGATAATATAAATAATAAAAAATTGAAAAGCAATAGCTTTATCAAGGAGAAAAATAATGGCAAATAAACTTGCAGAATTGAAAGGTGCATTAGGCGCAGGTGCCAGAGCTAGTAAATACAGAGTTAACTTTTCTGTACCAGCAGCTGTTCCTGTTACTTCTAATCTACAGAATGTAGATGCACTATGTAAGGCGAGTAACTTCCCTTCAGTGACCATTGGTCAAATCGAAGTTTTCAGCCAGGGCCGTAAACTTATGCTTCCTGGTGACACAACTTATACAAATGCATGGACTTTGAGTTTCTATAACACAGAAGACCACGCACTTCGTAAAGACATGATTTCATGGATGAAAGCAGCTGATCACTTCCAAAATAACTCACACAGTGGTAACCCAGCAGCTCTAATGGGCGAGCTTTCAGTTGAACAGCTTGATTCAGCTGGTAACCCTACTGCTAAGTACACATTCCACAATGTATTCGTACAGGAAGTTGGTGAACTAGCTGTTGGTGACGATCAGATTGATACCATTCAGGAGTTCGATGTTACATTCAGCTTTACCGACTGGGTAGTTGGTGATGGTGAACTTAATAACCCTGCAGCTGGTAATGCTGCTACCGAAAACGAAGTAGCTGGTTAATTAAATCCGGGGCCCTTCGGGGCCCTGTGATTACTCATTATGCTAAATAATCTTACTAGAAAAGTATCTCAACTTTGGTCTAAAGCTAGTAAAAAGATAAAAGAACTTACTACAAGTCAAAGTAATAAAGCCGTCAAAGATTTAATCAAGGAAAAGAAAACCCTTAAACGTAAGGATTTCACACCCGGCAATCTAATCTTTACATCCTATGACGCAAAAGATAAAACACAAACTTATGATAAAACACCATTGGTTCTAATCCTGAGAACTGGTTCTAACCATACTCTAGGCTTAAATTTTCACTGGTGTCCTATGTCTATGAGAATTAACCTTATCAAGATTATTATAGCTGCTAATGAGAAAAACATTCAGAGAGGCAGACCACTCGAGTTCAGTTATAAGCAATTGAAACCTTTGCTAAAATCTCTGGGTTATGCTCCAGTTATTAGATTGTATATCAATGGTCGCTTGGGCACAAAGGGTGTTGTTATTCCACCAGAAAGGCTAATTGAGGTTGCTAGACTTAAAACTGAGTCATTTACAAACGGTAAATACTCGGCTGGTCAAATGTACCAAATGGCTAGAAAGAGAAAACGTTAATTTTCATAATAATGAAGCTATAATATAAATATAATAAATTAAGAAAGAGGAAATGATATGATTGATAAAGAAACAATTGACATGGCTGTTAATCACAAATTCACTGACTTTGAAGCCGGTGTAAAGAGTGCATTACAAGATAAACTTGCTGGTCATTCAGATATTGTAAACTATACAAACGAGTTCGATACTATCAGAGCGAATAAAGCAAAGTTCGCTGATATTAACGGTAACTCTGAGGAATAATATGCATTTAATCTTCGATATTGATGCCAAGCCGGAGTTCTGCATTGAGGAATCACTCGATGAAGCAACAGGGGTAGCATCAAAGAAATACAAAATTAAAGGTATCTTTAGCACAATCGGTGAGAAAAACCGAAACGGTAGAATTTATCCACGTTCATTGTGGGAAACCGAAGTATCTAAGTACCAAGAGAATTTCAGTACAGGTTCAATCAACACTCTTATGGAGTATGAGCATCCTGCTCGTACAGTTGTTGACCCTATGGAAGCAGTAGCCAAAATTACAAAACTACAAGTCAAAGACAGATTTGTTATGGGTGAAGCTGTTCTTCTAGACAACGCGAAAGCTAACCAACTTAAATCATTGATCGATAACGGCGTTAAAATGTCAGTTTCATCACGTGGTGTTGGATCAGTTAAGAACGGTGTGGTAGAGAACTTTAAACTCGTGACGTATGACATCGTGGCGGCACCGTCTGACTATAACGCATCAATGAATGGATTGGTTGAAAGTTATCAGTTGAACGAAGGCGTTATTGAAGACCTGACCTTTAGTATTGATACATTTGGTAATATTGTACCTATGACTGAATGTGAAGGAGCCTGCAGTCTTTTCGAGAAAGCTGATATTGACGCAGCATTTAAGGAACGATTCGCCGGGATTCTGGACGAATTAAAGAATAAGTAATTATTTTTAACCCAGTGTTATAAATAACAAGTTATTACTGAATAGTAAAAAAATTAAAGGAGATAAAACATGCTAGAGAAACTTTTCGAATCACTAGATGATAAAGTTTTTACTTCTGAGTTGAAGGAAGCTCTTGAAGCTCAATTCAATGAAGCTGTTGAAGCTAAAGCTAGTACGCTTGCTGAAGCACGTATCGAAGAAGAAATCGATTCTCTAAATGAAAAGTCTGATGCACATATTGAATTTCTGAATGAAAAAGCAGAAGAATATGTTGAACTTGAGAAGGCCAAAATGGTTGAATCATTGGACAAGTATTTAGAAAGAGTTGTTGATGACTTCGTTGCTGAAGCAAAAGAGAGTCTAGATGAATCTATTAAGTCTGAAAAGGCAGATATGATTATTGAGGCTTTTGACTCAATGCTTGTTGCAGCAGGTGTTACTGTTGCACAGATCGTTGAAGCTAAGGACGAAGCTGCTGTTGAAAATAAACTAAATGAATCAGTTGAAAAAATTGATACACTAGTTGATGAAAACATCACACTAAAAGAAGAAAATGAAACCCTAATCAAGATGGGTGTCATTTCTGAATTAAAAGAAGGTCTGTCTATTGTTGAAGCAGAAAAATTCACTAAGCTCGCAGAGCTTGTTGAGTTTGATCGTAGCACTGCCTACGCTGAGAAGCTTGAGACAATCAAGGAATCAGTAAAAGGTTCTGTTGAGACTAAAGAAGTAAAATTAGAAGAAAGTGACGACAATGGTGCTACTGAAGCTCCTGCGTGGGCTCACTTGGTCTAATATAAATAATTTAAAATTCTAAAGGAGAATAATTAAAATGGAAAACATCCAAGCTTTACTTGAAAGTTCTAAGTATACTCCATTGTCTGCAACTGATACTGCTTCAATGAAGATGATGCTTGAGAACACTGAAAAAGAACATGATCGCCTACTGCGTGAGGGCACCTTGACTGGTGACGTTCAGGGTTTCACCCCTATCCTTATGCCTATGGTTCGTCGTGTTTATCCTAACCTGATTGCTAATGAGCTTCTAGGTGTACAGCCAATGGCAATGCCAACTGGTTTCATCTACGCTCTTACTAACCAGTACACTGGTGATGGCGTAATTTCCGCTAATCCTAACAGTGCTGCTCAGGTTGTGGACTTTACCCTTACAGCTGGTGACTTGACTGGTGGCGAACTTGCTATCGGTTGTGAAGTTACTGGTAACGTATCTTCTGCTGTAGGTATTGTTGCTCACGTTGAAACTACTGCGGCTGGTGTTGTAAAAGCACTTATCGTAACTTCATCTGGTGCATTCACTACTGCTGATACTGCTGCTACTCTTACCCAGGCTGACGGTACTACCGCTTCAACTGGTACACTTGCTGTTGATGCTACTTACTCTAACGAAGCGGCTTTCGGCCACATTCTGAAGAACTACACCGGTACTTATTCTACTGCAGCTGCTGAACAGCTTGCAATGGATATGAAAGAGATTGGCTTCTCTATCGGGCGTAAGCAAGTTACTGCGCGTTCACGTGCATTGAAAGGCCAGTACACTGTTGAAATGTATCAGGATCTTAAATCTCAGCATGGTCTACTTGCTGATGAAGAGATCATGAGCCTAATGTCTTACGAGATGCAGGCTGAAATTGACCGCGAGGTTGTTGACTTTGTTAATAACATCGGTAACTCTCATGGTCTTGCTGATACTGCTTTCACTGCTCCATCTACTACCCCTAACACAGACGGTGGCCGTTGGGAGATTGAAAAATATCGTGTTCAGGCAATCCGTATTGCTAAAGAATCTGCTCAGATTGGTCTTGGCACCAAGCGTGGTCAGGGTAATATCCTGATTGTATCACCTAAGGTTGCAACTATGTTGGAACAGGTTGGTTCATTCAAGACTGCTCCTCAGACTTCAGGTGTTACTCAGCCAGTTTCTGGTGGTATCGCTGGTACCTTCGATAACAAGTTCAAAGTTGTTGTTGATCAGTATGCTGTTTCTGACTACTGCACTGTACTTTACAAGGGTGCTGACCGTCGTGACGCTTTGGGCTTCTTCGCTCCATACGTTCCTATGTCATTCACCAAGGTTACTAGTTTCGAATCTGGTCAGCCTGCTGTAATTGCTAAAACTCGTTACGCTCTTGATACTATTCCAGGTATCTCTAGTGAGACATCTACTGACCGTGCGGCTCTATACTGCCGTTCATTCGGTGTTAACTTCGCAAATACAATCCTAGCGTAAGCTAAGACTATTGCTTAATATGGCCGGGGCCCTTCGGGGCTCCGGTTTTTAAGTCTGTGGGGTTCTCTTCCGGTTGTGATTATTGATTACTTCCAAGTCTTTTGCTGCTTGGTTAAGCCATCCCTTATATGCTAATTCAGCATAATCACCACTGCTCATCTTAGTAACTTCAGGGGATAGTGTCGCTTTATTACCCTTATGATACTCAAACGCGAGCAATCTTGCTAGTACTTCTTGTTGTGTTCTATCGCACATATCGTTCTCCTAAAGAAAGTACTCTGGGTACTTTTTCTGAAAATATTTGTATTTACCTAATGGAACTATAAGGGCTTTTTCGGTAACAGAACACAATTTGTTTACCTTGCAATCTATACATTTAATTCCAGTGTTTGTATCACCACAGAGCTGGAAATTACCAGTGTTGAATTCATACGGAATAATGCCATGATGTTTAGAGAACTCAATGAATAGAATTTCTTGTGAATCATCTTTCATATGAATTCTTCTGGATAATATTTTTTAATAACTTCCAAATCATCTTTGCTCAAATCCCAATCGCCACACGTTTCAGCAATAACGCAACCAGAACAATGAGTTCCGTGACAGAAAAGAGATTCAGCCCCTGCGTCACCAAATCTTACTTCATGGTGTTCCGCGAATTTATAAAAGTCTTCTAGTGCTTGGTTCATATAAAGTGCTCGGGGTATCTGTCTTTTAGATATTCGTATTCTTCTTGTGTAAACGAAAACGACTCTTCTCTTTCAGAACACATTTGACTTACCTTACACTCTTGACATTGAGTACCATATTCTGAAGATCCACAAAGCTGAAAATTACCATCCGAGAGTTCAATATCTATAACATCATGATGTTTAATGTACTCAATGAATAGAATTAATCCACCATCCATCATATGAACAACTCCGGGAATTCATTTTTAATAACTTCCAAATCTTCAACACTCAAAGTATCATTAGTACATTTTTTTGAAATAACACACTTTTCACATTCTGTTCCTAAACAAAAAAGAGGAGAATCTTGCTCATCAAAGTCAAATTCTACATTATGATGCTTTTTAAATTCGTAAAATTCTTCTAATGGTGTCATATGAAGTACTCGGGGAATTCATTTTTGAACATTTCCCATGATTTAACTTCATGCACAATCTCAATTTCTTTGTACCCAGAAGGAATATCAACCAGTACTCGCTCATCCGCTGGTGTTAAACTAATCAACTCACATAACCTTGAGACATCTCTTGCGCCGTAAGCACCATCTAGTGATACAATTCTCCCACGCGTATAGGCAGGAACCAAAGAATAAAAACCTGTATTAAAACTAGTTCTGTATTTAATAATTTTGTACTGTGTCATAGGAAGTACTCTGGGTATTTTTCTCTGAATGACTCAATTGTTCCGATTTCTTGTACAGTTTCAATTTCTGAATTTGTACTTGGCATATCAACCGTTTCCCATTTGTCCCTTGGAACTGAACCAATTAGTTCATATAAACTTGAAAGTTCTTTTACTCCATAAACATCATTTAATCTCACAATTGTATCGGACATGAAACTGACACTTAAAGAATGAAAGTACTCATCTCCAAATCTAGTCTTGTATTTAATAATTTTGTACATCATATAAAGTACTCGGGGTATTTTTCACTTGCTGTTTTCCAAATTTCATTAACTTTGTGTTGTGTTCTGTTCCCTACATGTTCAGCAAAAACAATACCTGTATCATAAAAACCACCAACAAGTGATGGGAATTGTGAACTGCGTGCTACACACAACCCTTCTCGTTCCATTCGAGATACACCACTTTTATAAATTCCCAAGAAGATGTTGCCAGGAAGAGCCACAATACTAAAAAAGTAGTAATGATGCTCAGTTAAGTTCATTTCCGATGTGATCATATGAATACCTCCGGATAATGCTCCTTAATTTCTTCCTTTTCATCATCGGTTAAGTTCACATCACCACATTTTTTATCCAGTACACAATCATCACAGGATAAGTGTGAACACATCCAACTAAGATTCGGGTCATCGCTCCACTCAAAATTCTCAATACCATGTACTCGAAGGTATTTCAATGTATGTTTTTTACCTATAGCACTCATATGAACAACTCCGGTCTATCTTTCTTGAACTGTTCTAGTTCATCATCCTCGAAGTACCAGTTTCCTTTGAACTCCTCGCCAGTGCAGAATGATTCACATTTACAACCCTTGCAGAGTAAAGAACAAAAATAATTATCACCAATCCCATCAACAATATTCAATCTTTCCCACTGAGGAGTGTAATGCTGGATGAACAACTCATACAACTCATCAACGTTGTTGTTAGGTCCCCATTTATCAGCACCTATACTCATATGCATTGCTCTGGGTATCGTTTTTTAGCTTCTTCGATATCTTCCTTTGTTAAAGTTAGATTAGTATTATCTTCATCTACATTATCACAAAAACTTCTAATTGTGCAGTTTTGGCTACACATATAGTTCACACACAGACTTTCACCTTCCACCAGATGTGGCACATGATGTTTAATAAATTCTTCAAGAATAATATTCATAGGAAGTACTCTGGGTATTCTTCTTTGATAATTTCCATATCATCACCACGTAATGAGTCATCACAATCTCTATATACTGGGCACTTACTACAAAAACTGAATTGTTTATCAGCACAATGAGTCCAGTCACCATCATTGCCGCGCTCAAAAACAGGTATCTCATGAAGTACATATTTTCTAAATCTATCTAGTGGTTTCAAGCTCATACGAAGTCCTCTGGGTACAGTTCCTTCAGAATTTCTTCATCATTATCTCTGTGATCAGGGGCGGCTTCTTCACCCCATAAAGCCACACACTCTAATCCTAATGGGCAGTTTTGTCCACACCGAATATCTAAACAGTAAGTATAAATGTCATCGTGCTTAGTATTATCTAAGCATATTTCTTTCAGCTTTGCCAATTCGTAGAATTCTATTCTTTGTTCTTGTGTTGTTGGATTACTCATAATGCAATCACCAAACCTGCTACACCTACTACAAGTATAACCGTATTAGTTACAATCATTGCAGGTTCTTTCCAAATGATTGAAACAATCAGCCACATAAATCCACCCAGTGACAACGCAATAGCGCCAGCAGGGTAGATATTAAATGAGTTGAGACCAGTACCGACAATCAGTACAACTGTAGCAACCCATTTAAGATATGTGGCTAATTTAATCATAGTTCCTTAAAAGCTTCATCAATCTTTTCGTTCAAGTCAATGTCAATCATATCGAGAACAATGTCAAGAACAGTGATTGAATCCTCTTTGTTCATTCCAACTTTGTAATTCTTGTGGTTATTCAGGAACAGCTTTCCGGAAAGTGTTGGACACTGCATCGGGCCAGTAAATGTACCATTGAACTCATCCTCATAGTCATCTTGAACACTTCGGGTTTTATTCCAGTCAATACCGAACTGTTTGATCTCCTTGCGCATACGGCCATCAAGGACAGGAGATTTTTCATAGCGTCCGCCATAATAACTCCATTCTTTGTAAACAGATCCGTTTTTCAACAGGTACAACCACATTAATTTTTCAGATTTTTTCATTTTATACCTCGAGTTCAACAATAGAGAAGTTAGATGAAACCTTTTTAGCCTTGGTTGTCATTGCTCTGGTTGTTGACAGCTGTGTTTTTGCACGTTTAAGGGCACGTTCAGTGCGCTTCAGATTAGAATTCGCTTCACGAATGAGGTATTTCCGATTCAGTTCTTCGGCTGCCTCAACATCACCTTTGGCTTCAGCTACAACCTTTTCAGCTTTGTAAACAGCCTTGAGGTATTTTTCTTCCTCAAGTTCAAGTTGTTCAATTTTGGAATAGTCAACCTTTCGAACAACCTTGTCAAGAACATCCTCAGCTTCTTCTCGGGAGAAGATTAAAATTGGCTTATCACCAACTGTAGGTTCAAAAAAGTTTGTTTTTGAGACGTACTTATTTGATTCGGTGTTCTTGACAATGTATGCTTTCATCTGTATCTCCTATTTCCTATATGATAATTCTATCAGGAAATGCAGATGCTGTCAACCATTTTGTTCATTTTTGTTCATTTATTTGAACTCGGTAAGAACCTTTTCCTTCACAACCTCGAGTTTTTCTGCATTATAAATTTCATAAAGATCAAAGTATTCTCTCCGTGTGAGAATATCGTCCTCAAGAAATACTTTCAGCTTTTTATTCACACCTGGGCTCTCTTTTGCCATATCAGCAACAGTAACATATGTACTGGCTGAAACTTCTAGGTTTTTGGAGTCGAGTATGCCAAAAGCAGCAGCACTCACAGTAAAAATAAAAAACATAGCAAGGATCATATTATATCCGGCATTATTCATTTTGTTTTCTCCAGAGCTTCTTGAAGCTGTTTTAGTTTTGCTTCTGCAACTTTCACATCATGCAAGTTTTTCTCAAGGGTTTTTTCTTTCGCCTTGTTTAATTCAGCCTGCACAGTAACTTCGATAGCAGCATCAAGTTCTTCATCCTGCATATCGAGATACTCAACAGGGAATTCCATATAGAATTCTTCTTCTGTTCCACCCCACCACATGGTTGATTTCACAGTAACGGTATCTGCACAAATTCCAAATGAGTCATAACACCCATCATATATATGGCCAGAGTATTTCAAGCTGCTACTGAAATTTGGAATATTGTGATAGGGCTTGCGAGAATTCTCGATTCTCTCAGCAATTTCTTTGACGCGGGGCTCTAACTCTGCCACAATTTTATCAACAGCCAGTTGAGCATCTGAGAGTTCTTGTGTTCGTTCTTTATAAGTTTTCATTCTTTCACCTCGGTCCAAAAGTTCTGTATTGTGATACGGCAATTGTGTCCCATTCCTTACCAGGAAGCACAATGAAATTATCGTCGTAGATTTCTAAGAATCCATGAAGTGTTCCATTCCAAACAAGAACATTACGGTCTGATAAGATATCCTCGTTTGGGTGAACCTCAACTTCACAGTGAGGGGCTAACTTGTCCCAAAGCTTCTGATCTGCTCCGTGCCAAAAGTAAATATACCACTTATTTTTCATCCTTCACCTCCGGAACAAATTTCCATTCTAGAACACAATTCTGTGATCTTGGTAGGTCCTTTTCACACTCGAATTTAGCTTTATTCATGGCAACCTGCTCTGAGTGCTGATGTATTGTCTTACCTATAACCATACCAGCCAGCACCAGAACCAACATCGCACCAACAGCTAAAATCTTACCACTTTTTGTAAGTATTTCCATTTCCATCATTAACCCCTAAACTGCTTTTCAATTCTCTTGTGTTCGCGTCCCAACTGGAACGAAGCTGATAAACAGAATGCCATAATATACATCTGAATATCAGTAATTGTCCAAGCTGTGGCCATAACCAACCCCGCAACGAAAAATGTAAGGGTAGTTAGAACCATCACTGTTGTTTTATCTGTCATTTCATTTTCTCCTTTATTCATTAACCCATGCTATTGCTTCCCATCGAAGGAACTCACTTCCGACAACGTTTTCATATCCGGCTTTCTTATATTCATAACGAATTGTAGCGGTTTCCCACCATCTCCATTCACCATTAATACATCGAGGAAAAAGCAAGAACTTTGTCTTTTCCAAAATGTCTTCAAACTCTGGTGATTTTTTAGATTTCCAACGCATAAATATCTCCTTTTTGTAATGGAAGGGTGCGAAGTGCACTATTAGTACTCATTAATCCGCCCACTCCTTTAACTCCCAGCGAAGGTAGCCGCTGCAAGTATCATAATCGACATATTCTACACATTCATAACGAAGTGTTGCTGTTTCCATCCATCTCCATTCACCATTAATACATAGAGGAAAAATCAAGAACAATTCCTCTTCCTTGATATCTCCAACCTCTCGCTTCTTTTTAGCTTGCCAACGCATTTGAACTCCTATTTCCAACCGTACTCTAGGTCGCGCACGCGAGTCAGAGCAGCAGTGTAATCTTTAAAGTTCTCCCATTCACCACCGCAGTGATAAACAACTCGAACTTCATTTAGTGAATGGTGTGGAATTTCCTTCACAATTCCATTCTCGGTAGGACCGTGAATTGGGTTGTAGTGAACCTTATCACCAACTTTAATCTTAGCAATATCAATCATCTAATAACCTCTCTGGCTCTCTCCTGAGCCAACTGCTCAAGGTACTGATCATATTCGGATTTTCTTCTCTTTGCTGTTTTGAGAACTTCTTCAAGCTCCTCAATACTGAATGATAATTCCTCAGTAATAGGACCTGACCATCTCGAGCAATCTTCGTACAAGAAAGCAACTTCACCATCGTGTTCAATATGAACCCGTTCGTTCAGAATTTCCTCTTCACTAAAGTTATAGGTTGGCCATGTGGTTTCCCACAACTCAGCCCTGAAATTAAAATCATCTATACGATAATTAGACTCAGTAAGATGAATCTTGAACTTCTCGATTGCAGCTTCTGAACTAACAGCAATAACTTCAGCTTCAACGAAGTTAGTACTAAATGGACCCGTTTCGGCTCTGACAATATATCTTTCAGTTTTGGTTTCAGTTGTTTCAGTCATGATTTTCCACCTTCTCACAAAGAGCTTTGTTCATGGGTACTCTCTATTTGTCGCGCGTACCGCGGTAGTTACATATCCGTTGATATATTTATCTGATGCACCGAGAGCCGCCTTTAGATGATTGAGGAGATATTCAGTTGATTTCTCACCTCGAGTAATCCAGCCGAGAGCCATATCTCTTTCTGCATCAGCTACACCTTTATCATAATCAGACATGTTAATCTCCTATTTCCAATAGGTTTATTCTATCAGGAAATTACCATGCTGTCAACCATTTTTTTAGCATTTTCGGACTAAAAAGCCACCCGAAGGTGGCTAATTATTAAACAAGCTGTGAGGTTACAATCTTATCCATATTCACGTAGGGAACTCCCTTCTGAACCTTAACTCTTCGGCCGAAGTGGAACTCATAAAGTGCAGGTCGACCTCGGTAGTTGGTTCCGGCAATTTTCATATCTTCACCGTTCCTGATACTATGAAGCATCCCGTAGGTTGGGTTTACTCTGGTAATATTCTTTTTCATTTGATCTCCTTCTGTGCGTATTGTTCTGTTAATGGGAAGATTTCGCTGATCGCCTTTGCGACAGCTCGAGCAACTTCCATATGCTCTTCTTGTGTTCCGTTTCCAGCCCTCAGCTCAATGTAATGAATCCATGAACGGATGGTACCCTGCATGTACATTCTGGACTTAGTAAGTCCCTCAGGGAGAACGGCACGTGCCTGCTCTTTAGCAATACCCTTCTCGATTGCCTGGTCGTACACATCTTTAATAATCTTGGTGACGTATTTCTGTTGAGCATCCCACCACGCAGCCATTTCTACATCGTTTGACTTGATACTGTTCTGTCGGTTGACTGGGTCTTGCATTCGGAGTTCTCGAACCACGAATGCTTCATCCATATCCTGTGGGTTAGCATAGCGCTGGGAGAATTCCTGGAAGCTGAATGAGCGATGTCGAAGAATCTGGCGTGCGATATCTCGAGTGGTCTCAATTTCTAATGTCGCTGAAGCCATCTCGAATGGACTCCAGTGTTTATGCTTTGCGAGATAGTTCAGTAATTTCTCACTGGTCTCTTTGTTAATCTGATTTGATGGATTGGAAACTCGTGCACAATATGCAATCAGGTCTTGAACATTATCGAGCTGGAGTTCTTCCTTTACACCATCTGCTGGTTGTGTATAACCGATAAGACGTACTTTCAATACAGGCTCCTTTTGTAATTTAGATAATTATAACAGGCTCCTGATTAAGAATACTACATTTTAGAACTCGTACTGTTTCTCCGCTTTGTTAATTTGCATAAATGCCATGTTCTTTAAAATCTCTTCAGGTGTCTTTTTGTTCCAGCTGTACCAACCGAACAATCTAAGTGCACCGTACATCAAATACGCTCTGACAATATCAACACCATTATCTCTAAGCATAACAAGAAATAACTTATCTGCTGCTTCCCTGGACATGATTTGTGACTTGTACAAGCCGTCGTGGATGATTGCAGACCCAATGAACTCACCAGAGTTAGGGCATCCGATTGTGCTCCAGAAATATCTAGGGATTGAAGCACCATTTATTATCAAGCCAGGAAGAGCAGTAATCAGAGTTCTATTATGATAAAATGATAATGTACTAACCAGCTTAGAGTTCTTTTTATCTATGCGTTCTAGAATTGTTTTGCCACCGAAAGACATTACTTATCCTTCTTCCCAGATTCCCAAGCTTCCTTGCCGTAGAAGGCAGCTACAATAGCAGCAACAGATACGAAGTAAGTAGGAGCGATACCCTGCAGTGCAGTAACAGCAGCAGGAAGAACACAGTAAGCAGCTGCAAAGATAAAGATAGGATACAACAGCATACCGAACAATGCAAACCACGCCATGTGACGTTGAGCATCTCGGGTGTTATCTTCATCTTCTAGTCTTTTCAATTTTGCATTCTCATCGATAGCTGTCGACAGTTCAGACTCGGCAATATGCCCGTCTCCGTTCTTATCAGCTTTTAGTGTTTGTGCGTTTTCATCAATGGTCATTGTCATAGCCTCAACCTCTTATTGGACTATTTATACAAAAACCTAAAATCAGCTGTTTCTTAAACTCCGGATATCTATTCGCTCAGGACCAAAGAATTGGAATCCGGGTAGAGCTGATCTGTACTCTACAAGGTCAGAGTTATAAGGATAAGCGAACATCTTAGTTTTAATCTTCTGCATCTCAAAAGTTGCAATCATATTCTGTACTTCGTGTTTAGCTACTTGGACTCTCTCGATCATTCTAAGACCTGACAGATCAGGATGTGTATGAGAATGGCCGCCAATAAATGAATC